AACCATTCCAGCGAGCATAGCTACCCAAAAATGAATGTTCTGGCGACAAAATCCCTTTTGATCGGGTAATCACCGTTGCACTTTCTTTCATAACTATACCAAACCTTTCATATACAGTCACTAATGCTTTTCGATACTCCTCAATGGTATAAGGGTAGAAATCATCATCTAGCGACTCAATGTAGTCATCTGAATAAATTACTATCACAGCATGTTCCATACATTCTTCATATGTTGGGACGGATAAACCCTTCTCGACTCTCAAATAAATTAATTCATAGAACTTAATGATTAAATGTTTAAGAGAGTTGTCCGAAGCAGTATTATTAGTACCAGATCTATTTCCTGTTTTACACTCAACAAGATCACCATTAGGCAAAAGCACAACCGAATGCGTTATGTTTTCTACCGTCTGATAATACTTACGAGTTAAAGGAGGCGGAAGGTTCAAACCTCTAGTTCTTAAACGATAAGGACCTGACATATCTGCCGTCCTATCCCAACCAGAAGCATCACCTTCCCCTCTAAGAGGAAACCGTTCTAATCTTTTACAAAGGCGATTAAAACCGCCATACTGTTTTACCATTCCATACTTTATCCAACCGTTTTCACTTGCATTGATTATCCCTTGATTTTGCTTATCAAAGAAAACTTTTTGCCACATTAGCTCTAGCAGATCAGGACCAAACATCGTTCGCACTTTACCTCGCGCAAGGTCAGATTTGTCTAAAAACTCTACTTTATCATATGTTGCAAAAACCGACTGATAATCGATCTTCTTTAGCTCTCTAAATAGCGGTGAAGCCAACGCGCTACGCTTACTCCTATAACCGTCCCAAACGAACGGAATTCCCGGAGATGTTTCCATTACAAGGTCTACATCCTCCAGTTCAATATTTTGAGTTAACGCAACACGCAAATGTCGCCACGCATATTCCTCAGCCAATTCCTCGATCCAATCACCAGGATTTACAGCCTTCTTATCAATCTTCATAATGCTCTCAGTTATCTTACTTCTCAAAGCTCTAACCTTACGATAGGTAGCCTTGGGAAAGATAACATTCCAAACATCAGGATTATCTTTACAAAATTCTTGAAACTCTTTCGAGTAATCTTCAAAGAAATTGAGCCCTTCTTCAGGGTATTGTTTACACTTAGATATTCTACCAAAGTTTTTAAGGTATTCATATTTATTAGGGGAGGACCTAAGGCTCAGCTTCGGAAACCTTCCACCCCAAAGAGGCTGACTAAGCAGATTGCCTCCGATTGATCTCAGCTAACGCTAAGGCCAAAGGGATAAATTTGTTCCACTTGTTGGCACCATCAGTCCCGACATGCATTCCAACAGCCAGGTTATTCTGATAAACAGGGGCACCACAATCACCCAAATCAGTAGGAGCTTTATAACAAACTTCCTCCGAATCATCATTTGGTGGTTGAGCAGTATCTGTTGTCGACCACTGCCAAACTTGTCCACGAACTACAATCAAGGCTAAATTCCCACGGAGAGCAACATCTCTTCCGACTGGGGCAATTCTACCCATACTGTTCAGTTTAGGATCCACAAACCACGAGTAATCATAATGTTCACTATGAACTACCAAAGATTCGTTAATCATATGGACATCTTTTCCATTTCTCAAAGACAATTTGGGGTATTTTCGAGTTCCAGCTTTAGGAGCAGTAAGGTCTTCCTCAAAAAAATGCTTAGGTATCATCCAAGTCTGCACTTTATTGACATAAATCTTAAAAGACCATCCAATGTGATCTTCTCCACTAAAAACCGGAATCTGAAAATTCCTTTT